CTAAAGATCAACAGGTTTACTAAAACAGAGGGTAGTTGTTAATGGCTAAATGGAGCTTAGATAAGTGGGAGTCAGTTTTAGATGTTGACATGGTAGACAGTCCACCACACTACAACTCATCTAACATTGAGTGTATTGATGCTATGGCTGCTATGTCACAGGGTTCCTATGTTGACCCCCATGAAAGTTACTGTTGGCAAAACGCCTTCAAGTACATATGGCGTTGGCCTCACAAGAATGGAGTAGAAGACTTGAATAAAGCACAGTGGTACATTGATCGCCTGATTAAGGAGCTAGAAAAAGATGGCAACTAGAAAGTTTAGTGCTACTTTTGTGGTTGAAGTTGAAGAGGAGAACAATATCTTATCTTCACATGAAGCACATCACCACGAAGACATCAGGGACTTACTGGACAACTTGGTGTTTGACATAGATGACGTTACAGTACACAACATCAACATAAGGGAACACGGATGATTACTCAACAGGACATTGCTGATTTTTCTGGTATAGACAATACGCCTCTTGACATGGTGCGTGAGTTCACTTATGCCATGAGTCAGCCCTTAGATGAGAAGCATGGCTTTAGTCGTAAGCTTGAAAACATGCGTTGGGGTTTAATAAAAGAAGAGTTTGCAGAAGTAAGAGATGCAGTTGGCTACGTTAACATTCTTAAAGAGCTTGCTGATCTAGTCTACGTCACTTATGGATATGCTGCAACGTATGGCTGGGACTTAGACGAGGCTGTGCGCCGGGTTCACAAGTCAAACATGTCTAAGCTAGGCGTTGATGGCAAGCCACTCAAAAGACCTGATGGAAAAGTATTAAAGGGGCCAAACTACAAGAAGCCTGACCTCACTGATCTCGTATAAAGGAAGACACATGAAAAACAATTACCTACCCACAGACTACCAGACCTTCATTGCTACCAGCCGCTACGCACGGTGGCTAGACAATGAGGGCAGACGTGAAACTTGGGGTGAGACTGTTGAGCGTTACATAGAAAACATTGTAAGGCCACTACTAGATGACTCAAACAGTAATGGTCATAATGCTGAGATTGACCTCATCCGTCACCACATGCTAAGCCTACAGGTAATGCCCTCTATGAGGTCAATGATGACTGCTGGCAAGGCTAGTATGCGTGACAATACTTGTATGTATAACTGTAGCTACCTACCCGTAGATGACCCTAAGTCCTTTGATGAGGCTATGTTCATCTTGCTCTGTGGTACGGGGGTTGGTTTCAGTGTTGAGCGTCAGTTCATCAGTAAGCTCCCTGATGTACCAACCTTGTTTGATAGTGATACTACGGTTGTCATCAAGGACTCTAAGGAAGGTTGGGCTAAAGGGCTGCGTCAAGTTCTTGCTCTCCTGTGGGCTGGTGAAGTCCCTAAGTGGGACGTAAGTAGGGTTCGCCTTGCAGGTGCAAGACTTAAGACGTTTGGAGGTCGTGCTAGTGGGCCTGCTCCTTTGATTGATCTGTTTATGTTTGCTGTGAATACTTTCAGAGGCGCATCAGGACGTAAGCTCTCCTCTGTTGAGTGTCATGACTTGATGTGTAAGATTGGCGAAGTAGTTGTAGTAGGTGGTGTACGCCGTAGTGCTATGATCTCCTTATCCAATCTAAGTGATGACCGTATGCGCCATGCTAAATCAGGCAACTGGTGGGAGAGTTCTCCTCATCGTGCCTTAGCTAACAACTCTGTGTCTTACACAGAAAAACCAGACAGTATTGCGTTCATGCGTGAGTGGACAGCCCTTATGGAAAGTGGGAGTGGAGAGCGTGGTATATTTAATAGAGAGGCTTCGGTTAAACAAGCAGCAAAGAATGGAAGACGCGAGACTTGCTATGAGTTTGGAACAAACCCCTGTTCGGAAATCATTTTACGCCCGAATCAGTTCTGCAATCTTACGGAAGTTGTTATTCGTGCCACGGACAGTATGGAAGACCTTTCAAGAAAAGTCCGCATTGCAACTGTACTTGGAACCATTCAGTCAACCTACACCAACTTTCCGTACTTGCGTAAAGTGTGGACTAACAATACAGCCGCAGAGCGACTGCTCGGTGTGTCTCTCACGGGGATAATGGACAACCCCTTAATGACTTTGGCTAATGAAGGCTTAAGCGAAACATTGGAGCATCTTAAAAATGTGGCTGTTACTACTAATGCTGAGTGGGCTGACAAGCTTTCTATCCCTGTTAGCACTGCTATTACTTGTGTCAAGCCCAGTGGAACAGTTTCCCAACTGGTTGATTCAGCTTCTGGAATACATGCTCGTCATTCTCCCTATTATGTCCGTACTGTACGCGGTGACAATAAAGATCCACTAACACAGTTCATGGTTGATCAAGGTGTACCAAGTGAGCCTGACGTAATGAAGCCTGACGCTACCACAGTGTTCAGCTTCCCAATGCAATCACCACTAGGTGCTATCCATACTGCTGATATGTCTGCACTAGAGCAGCTAGAGATGTGGTTGATGTATCAACGTCATTGGTGTGAGCATAAGCCTAGCGTTACAATCAATGTCAAGGCTGATGAATGGTTTGAGGTAGGAGCATTTGTGTACAAACACTTTGATGAAATGTCAGGTGTATCTTTCCTACCATTCAATGAACATACGTATCAACAGGCTCCGTACCAAGAGTGTACTAAAGAACAGTTCTATGATATGTGTGATGTGTCACCAGTTAAACTTGATTGGAAAGCCTTCGGTGACTATGAGCAAGAGGACAACACCTCTGGTATGCAGACTATGGCATGTAGTGGTGACGTGTGTGAGATGGTAGATATTACCTGATGCAACTTGAAATGTTTAATAACCTAAGCCCTCATTATGACGGGGGCTTAGAGTGTAATGACTGTGGAATTAGACAGCCAGTTAAAAACTTTCAACACATGCCAGCAGGTGAGATAAAAAGAAAGTGTGTTGCCTGTAGAAAGAAACACAATGAAGTCTTAAGATATTTAAAGTCTATCCATTCTTATCCAGAAAAAGATTATGTCTGTCCTATCTGTAACAGGGACATAAAAGAAATAAGCAGAAAAGGCCAGAAGATGTTACAGTCTTGGGTCTTAGATCACTGTCACGAAACAGAAGAGTTTAGGTCTTGGTTATGTGGTAATTGTAACACCGGGTTGGGTGCTTTTAAAGACAACCTTGAAAGAGTTAGTAGGGCTAAACTTTACTTGGAAGGACATTTAAAAAAGTAAAGGAAAACAAAATGATATGGGTTTATATAGTAGCAATAACACTTACTAATCCTGTAAATATAAAGAGTTCTTTTTCAATACACGCCCCCAACATGGCGTTTAAAACAGAAGAGTCTTGCCAATCATGGCGAGAGCATGATATGCTACGCTTGTACAAGTCAAGACCAAATGATAATGCTAAGGCAGTAAGCCAATGCTTTTCATTACCTTTTAATATAGACACAGAAAGCTAATACAACTATGACTAAGTGGAACCTACCAGATGATAACCTTTCGTTTAATCCTGTAACTAAGCCTTTACATTACAACATAGGTGAGATAGAATGCATTGACTATATCAAGCAGGTACTAGGTACTGCAGGGTTTATTGCGTACTGTCAGGGTAACATGATTAAGTATCAACACCGTCACAAGTACAAGAACAAACCTGTTGAAGACATGGACAAAGCTGATTGGTACATGCAAAGGATGCGGGAAGCTATGAAGGAGATACATAAGTGAAACCATTTGATCAAGGTAGGGAAGCCTTTAAGTATGGAAAGCTAGGCAATCCCTACAAGATTGACACAAGGCCTAACAAGGACTGGGAGTTTGGATTCAACTCTGAGTACTTTAAAAACTTAAAGAAAATAACAGAGCATGAACAAGCCAACATCACTTGAGACTGAAGCTAAGAGTTACACTCGTAAGAAGCGTAACCCAAACATGGTTAAACCCCTCACCGCCCGAAGGTATCTAGCAGGACAAGCTCTTGCTGGAATACTTTCAGGTAGTAGAGGGGCTTTGAATATGTCTGAGGTAAGACGTTCATCATATGAGTGGGCAGACTTTATGTTAGACGATGAGGGTGATTAGTCTAGGCCAAAGCCTTGAAC